GTAAGAGATCCGTTCTAATACATCGTGAATCTGTCAGCTATTGAGACGAGCCGTGGGCCGTCCTTCAAGGAGTCAACCCATGGCAAAAATTAAACTGCTTCCCATCAAAGATGGGCGAGACAAAAACCGATACTGCGGGCCTTCTGTAATATCGGCACTAACCAAACTGACGACCGGAGAAGCCGCACGGCTAATTCGGATGCAGTCTCCTAACCGCAAGTCAGTCAAAGGGACGCACAGTTACGAAGTGCGGCGCGCTCTCGACGCTTGCAACATTGAGATGAGGCGTTTTCCGTACACGCCGGTTGTGTCCAACGGCAAGAGACGACGCCCGTCGCTTGCGGCGTGGCTTAAACAGTCGAAGAAAGCCCGGACCCCGGGCCGCGTCTTCCTGATCGCGGCAGGCAACCACTGGCAACTTGTCAGCGGAAGGCGCTACATTTGCGGTCGAATACGGGACATCGTGTCGATCAAAGACAAGCGGGTGAAGCGCCGAGCGCGCGTTTCAGAGGTCTACGAACTGACCTCACCAAACGTCAAAAAGCCAGACATCGACGTTACAAAGCCCAAGGCAAGATCAAATCCCGCCTACTACCACATCAGGAAAATTATAAAAAAGCACCCGGAGTTCGATCTTACATACGAAAAAGACGATATATCGTACTGGGTCACGATGAGCGGGCCGCTGGAAGATCTGGCTACAAAGCTAAACCACCCGCTTTGCGACGAGCACTACTGTTACGACATTGACGAAGTCTGGAGCAGGCTGGAAGACATGGTCTTGTTCGCTAAAGAGCACTACTCAAAAGTGGCTCACCTATAATAATCAGTAACCAATAACCATGGCCCACGGTTCTTCCCAGTAGCTGGCAAAACAAAGGAGTCAAAAATGACCTCAAAAACTGATCGATCCGTTGAGTACCAAATAATCCGTGTAAAGGATGGCAAGCGTAAAAAGATGGGTAGCATCTACACTTCTGACCTTGATAAATTAGACGACAACTTAGAAGCGAAAATATGGTGCGCCAACGCCGCTGAACGCACGTCGAATTTCTACGACAATGGTAATCTTGAGTTAGAAAATGCGTTCAACTGGGTTTATGTACGGGTCACGGAGGACTTGGATGTTTTACGCTGGGCTTTAGAAGCTGCGGCGGTACATCGACCGCCGCATAAACCCTATGTTCCCGTTCCAGTAAAACGGAACACGTGAGGGTGTACAGAATAAGGACTTGAACACGCCGAGTTGTGATCGGCTAGTTGGTGCCTGACCACCAACGATGGAAGCGGTTTCACAACCGCAAAAAAACGTAGTCGGGCTGCGAATGAAGCCGGTTCCTGGGAACCGTTAGAGTGCGGACGGCTAAAGGCCCAAGGCCGTAGAAGCCGTACCGCCTCACCCAGGTTTGCTTTACAGAGGGCTGGCGTACCGCCGTACCACTATAGTAACAAAATCCTGAAAACAAAAAAAATAAAATCCCGAGTTTTTAGACGGTACAGGTGGTACAGGTGGTACAGTCTACTAACCATATCTTCTATAAGGTTTTTTTGGATCTGGAGGCGTACCGGCTAGGAACACACGTAATCCCGGTCGCGGGACGCTGTCTCAGTTAATTGCAGTTTGTTTTTGGGGTTGCTTGAGGTATTTTAACTCAGGTTAACTATTTCAGGACTTATCCTATACCACTTACGGGACGTTGTTAAAGCTCATCGGTGGTACACTGGCGGTACAGCCATGAAACTAAAGGAAAAAGTGCGGTTAGAGTGCTTTTGGAGAGGTGAATATGGGCAATCAAAATAAGGTGTATGAAAAGAATGGTGGTACAGGTGGTACACCCCAAAAAGGTGGCAATCGTGGCCCCAATCGTAAACTGACGAGGCGGCAGGAGAAGTTCGTCAAAGAACTCGTGAGCAATGACGGTCTTATCACTATGCGGGAAGCGGCTATTCGAGCCGGGTATCCTGCGGGATCGGCCCATGCGCGTGCTCACGAGTTGACTAATTTCAATATCTGCCCGCATGTAGTGAATGAGATCGCCCGCTACCGCGATGAGCTAGACGAGATGTATGCCGTTGGCTACAAGAAACACGTCCGGGATTTGCAGAAGATACGTGACGTGGCACTGGAGAATGGTGCGTATAGCGCGGCGGTGCAGGCCGAGTACCGCCGAGGACAGGCCCAAGGCGACATATACGTGAGCAAGTCAGAGATCAGAACCGGATCTATTGACCAGATGACCCGAGAGGACGTGGAGAAGGAACTTGACCGAATTAGACAAGCTTTTGAGCCAATTGACATCACCCCCATCGAAATCGAAGAACCAGATGCCGAGGAAGGCGCTGAAGAACCGGGAAGCGGGGCTCTGGAAGTTGATATCGGACGGACTGAAAAAGTCGGGGCGGAGGATTGAAACCACACGCCTTGAAAGCTGGGCCCTTCCGGGAGTCCCTGATGTTCTCCTATGTAACGAGCGTGGCGTCTTTAGCTTTCTCGAACTTAAAGTTGCAAAGTCAAGCGCTGGTAAACTTAATCTATCCCCGCACCAGTGTGCTTGGCTTAGTCGGCATTCCAGCGGCCCTGCTTTTATTGTCGTTCGCGATGGCAGCTTGGCTATTAGTGTTTTTCCTGCTTCCTCCGCTGTTGATCTTCGTATGGACGGCCTTGCAGCCGTGGAGGCTATGGCTGTTTTTGCGGAGCCGTATGACTGGCGGGAATTTTTTAAGTTGACCTCGCCCGCCTGAATGCTGTATGGGTTAATTCCCATACAACAAGGAGTCAAAAATGCTTACAGATATTGTTAAGACCAAGGAAGAGTGCATCTGCGACCGCGCCGAGCGTGTCGCGGTAGAGCTTCGCCGCATCAAACCTGCTATTTTGATTGATGCCATTAGCCGAGAGCACCGCACGAACCAGCAGTTGATAGCGGGGTTCCTTCTGGAGTTGCTGGAGCACTGGTCTAACGAGTACGAGGCGGGGAATTACGATCTGCGGAACAAGGCGACGTGCGAACTGGCGCATGACGTTATGTATGACCGCACCCCTTACTTACCTTACATTTAAACAGAGGAGTCCAATATGGAATGGTTCGCGGATTGGTTGCAGGAAGTTATTGAAAAATTAGCTCACTGGCTGGAGGACAAGGGATGACATGTCCAACCTGTCCGACCTGTCACGGCAACGGGTACGTGCGTCAAGCGGACGGCGAGATAGCGCAGTGTGATACGTGCGACTCACAAGGGGAGATAAAGGAGTCGAAAAATGCGGAAAATAGGGACGATTGATTCCGCCGTTGGGCGGAAGTGTTTTGTATACTGGAATCTGCACAAAAAGTGCTTCAGCATCAAGGCGCTGGACGGCGAAAACAAAGGCCGCGTAATAGCGCACGCGGACAAGATTCACGTCGAATCTTGTCAATTCAAGGTGAGCCAAGCAGGCCGACTCCGCGTATTGCGGGACAAGTGTAAAAACGTACACGCGGGAATTGTAGGCGTTGTCCGGGACGCCGCGCCTGACGCCGCGCCTGATTTGGTAGGCGTCACCTACAATCCATATAAATATGATTCGTTCGTCCAGGCGGACCGCCCGTCCGTGCCAATCGAACGCGCGTCCTATGCATCACTGAACAAAAATGAGCGCCCGATTGTGGCGGCGTCCATTATTTGAAATCTGCACGTTGACTCCGTGCCCTACTGGCCCGCCATTACGGCGGGCTTTTTTTTCTTGTCTGTACAAGATTACTCCCATAAGATAAGATTCCTTATCATATAGGAGTCGAGCTATGACTATTTCACCCAACTTCGCAATTTCGTCCGCTACTGCGCCATTAGCCGCGCGCATTGATGAACTAGAAACGCGCCTCAAAACGATGGAGCGGGCGCAACAGAATCCGCTTTTAGAAAATCCACCATCCGACAATTCGTTAATGACGCGGCACTATGCGGGCTTGCAATCCGAAATATCGGGCCTTGTTTGCCGACGCATTCGTACCGCGCTGAGTCTTTGCAAGGGGAATAAAACCGCCGCCGCCGAATTGCTCGGCTTGCCGAGTTACCAGACGTTGGCAAATTGGATGAGTAAATACGGTGTTGAGTCTTACAAGGGATAGGAGTCGAAAATGATTAACTGCACTGTAAATAGCCGTGCGAAGAAAACCGCCGGAATCGACGTTGCGTATCGAGCAGGCGAAAACGAAATCTATGCGACGTGCCCGGACACGTGCCCGCTTAAACCTTACGAAACGGGGACAACCGAGATCGACCGCGAATATGAGTCCGCCGTCCGTCGCGCCGTGCCGCGTAAAGGGATCTCGTTTTTATTCACGCATTTCAAACCGGAATTGTGGGCGGAAAAGAATCAGCCGGGGCGAACCGTTTTTAATTTTAGCGCCGATACGTTGAGTCAAGCGGCGGATTACATCAAGCGCGGCGTTGCGTCCGTTGCGGTTGTTCCCGAGTCATATTGGAACGATAAACCGAGTCAGAAGGTAACAACGGCGGACGGTGTTAAAATGGTCCGTTGTCCCGATGAAACAACCGGAATCGGGTGCGCCGGTTGCGGCAATGGCACGCCGTTATGCGCGCGACCGGACCGGGACTATGCAATCATTTTTACGGCGCACGGCGCGGCAAAACGCAAAGCGGGCGACAATGCCGAGCGTGGCGGTTGCTACGCTGGGGGCGGCAACGTTGGCTTGCACTGGCGCAATCTTTCCAGGCGGACGCAACCGGACGAATCCGACTCCGAGAAAATAACGCGTTTCGCGAAATCGTTAAAACCGCGCGCGATCTTCCGGCCCCATATCGCGGGCGATTTGGGCGCGGTTAGTAGTGCCGTAAAATAAGCGGTTGTGCCGCCGGGACAAATCCCGTATAAATTTGGGTAGGGCAAACCTGCCCTTTTTTATACGGAGTCAAAACATGTCACATGAAATTCTAAAAACGGCGGACGGTTCTTTTGCAATGGCGTATAGAGCGGGCGATCCGTTGCCTTGGCACGCTGCCGAGACCAACCCGCAAACATTCGCGGCGGGCGCTTCGCCGCAG